GCCCAAATTCAGTCATGTAGTCACGCGAGGAATGGTCAACCTCATAAGAACACTACACGTCTCAATATACAATTTTGGACATACGCTGTAGAAATTTGCGACTCAAAGTAAAAATCAAAAACCCAGGTAAGATGCGAACATCTTACTAGGGTTCTGTATAAAAAACCTCTGAACTACAAATAGCACAACGTAAGATGCATAAACATCTCATCCAGGAAATGAATCAAGTAATTCATTACCCCTGCTCAGCCGCCGAGCAGTATCCTGACTTTCACCCCATGTGAAAGTCTCTTACGCCGTTTAAAGACCGTCGTCTTTTCAATATGTAAACATATGAAATATATACAAATGTACAACATACAAATTTTTATTTATTTTTTGTTTTATTTTCCCCAATAGCCATGACCGAACCCAAATGATCTAAGCTACCACTACCGGATCATCGTACACGTAACAAACTGGTGCACCCACAAAAAGTCCCAATTGAAAATCTTCAGCTGTCGAAATATACTTATCAATTCGCATATATACTTTATTATAATTATTTCGATATTCGGTCGTCAATTCATGACCCATGTGCGAACTACCATAATAATCAATATTCCTTGCTGGAAGAAAACGCTGACCCACTGTATAAAACGGGGTTTCATATTCCAAGCACGGATTGGTTTGTGATGGTGTAAGTGCCGTTCCTCCCAGAGAACCTCGCAATGTGTCCAACATCTTCTTTCTCCTACTACCTACTAAAGTTTCATCGATAGGATAAGCAACCATGTTGTTGGATGTTCCAGACAAGTTATGTCTGGCAACACCAAATGAACCATTGTTTCCGCCAGAGTTCATATTGATAAGCATCGCCTTATGTCGAAGACCTCCACGACGAAATGCAAAAGCAGGTGTAAGATAATTTAGCAAAGTAGTATTGCAGAAATTATAGGGATGCGGCCCCGAAGAGGCTGTCCCATTGTCCCCACCATTGGGATCCCATCCTCTGTAATATGGGAAATCAGTCAAATTGCAAGAAACTATTCTGGTATTTTCACCTACCTCTCCAGGCCAGTAAGAGGAGTGGTAGTTGTATCTGCGCAATAAATCACGAAAACTGACAATGCGTTCACCTTGGTAAACAAGATATTGGTTATCTTCTTTGATCATGTCCGAATTAGTCCCAAAAGTCTCGATTTGATTAGAGCATAGGGGAGCATTGGATTCATCAACAGTAGTAGCCATGCATTCAGGTGCTTGCTCTGACTGAACAACATATGGAGCAA